GTTCGCGGGGCGGTTGGCGGCGCGGTTCGCGGCGCGGTTCGCGACGCGGTTGGCGGCGCGGTTGGCGTCGCGGTAGACGACGCGGTCGACGACGCGGTCGACGCCGCGGTTTACGCCGCGGTTAGCGGGGCGGTTAACGCCGCGGTTGACGGCGCGGTTCGCGACGCGGTTGACGCCGCGGTTGGCGGCGCGGTTCGCGGGGCGGTTAACGCCGCGGTTGGCGTCGCGGTTCGCGTCGCGGTAGACGACGCGGTTGACGCCGCGGTTCGCGGGGCGGTTAACGACGCGGTTGGCGACGCGGTTGACGGCGCGGTTCGCGGCGCGGTCGACGACGCGGTCGACGCCGCGGTTTACGCCGCGGTTAGCGGGGCGGTTGACGCCGCGGTTCGCGGGGCGGTTAACGACGCGGTTGGCGACGCGGTTGACGGCGCGGTTCGCGGCGCGGTTCGCGGGGCGGTTAGCGGCGCGGTTAACGCCGTGGTTCGCGTCGCGGTAGACGCCGCGGTTAGCGGGGCGGTTAACGACGCGGTTAACGCCGCGGTTGGCGGCGCGGTTCGCGACGCGGTTGGCGGCGCGATCCTGAACGTCATCCAGCGTTCCTGGAGCAACTACATCGGCGGTCAGTTCTGGGTCGGCGGCTATTACTGGGGCGGCGCGTTCACTTCGTTTTTTCGGGAAGTGTGCAGCCTCGAACTGCCCCGCGACCTGTGGGGGCGTGCGCGCGCCTATGAAGACACGATCCAATCCGCCTGCTGGTGGTGGCCGCACCGAGACTTTATTGTTGTGTGCGAACGTCCAACAGCCATCAATCGCGAGGCTCGCAACCCGAGCCAGACGCGCGGCTGGGGATCCCACCAGCTGCACGCTGAACGTGGCCCGGCTGTGGTTTGGCCGGATGGCTGGTCTATATACAGCCATCACGGCGTCAGAATGCCGGCTGATATCTACGAGACCCCGAGCGCACTCACTGGTCAGCGCATCGACAGTGAGCGCAACGCTGAAGTCCGGCGCGTCATGATCTCGCTGTTTGGCTCCGCTCGTTATGCGCGTGAAGGCAACTTCACGGTCGTGGACAAATGCGGCCCTGACCATCCGATCATGGGCCTGCGCAATGCGATCCTGCTTCGCCGTGACCTCACAGAAGACGAGCCCATGGTGATGCTGGACATGCAGGACTCCACCCCTGACCCGAAAACTGGCGAGTACAAGCGATACCTGCTGCGGGTTGATCCGAATGCCTATGGCGGTCAGGCGGGGCGCGAATGCCACGCCGCGATGGCATCGACTTGGCGCGTCAAATCCGACACGACGCAGCTCGCGTTCCGGCGTTGGGAAGACTACCGGCCGGAAATTGAGACCTGATCATGGGCCATCGCCTTCTGGACCTGTTCTGCTGCGCCTGACGTGAGGTTTTTCCGATGAAACTATATTTCAAAGCTGCGATAAACGAAGCCGGGTTCCTCACGCCGGCGCCATACCCCGACGCAGTCGGCAGCCTGTCGCTTAGCGCCTGCACCTTCACATATCAGGAGGCGGCACACCTTGAGCTTATGGGGTGCCGGCCCGTCGCGGTCGTGGTTGTGCGGGCATACCCTACCCGGCATGCCGTGGGCGAGGAGGCCTAGCCCCTCGCGCCTCGGCGCGTAACACGACACCGACCACAAGTTAACTTTTGGAGGATTCCTTAACGTGACCATGCAAGCGGAATGGTTGCTTATGCGCGCCCTTGAGGATGCGGAAAAGAAGGATAAGGCGTGCGCGCGCTAGTCGCCGTTGCCCTCACGATCGCGCTGGGCGCCGTCGCGCTGATCCGGGCGGGCGACCTACTGGCGCGAGAGGTCGAGACGCTGTACGCTTACGTAATTGACGAAATAGAGGACGCTACCCGATGACACCGAACAAAGGCCGCGAGTTCCTGGGTGTCGCGCGATGACACCGAACAAAGGCCGCGAGTTCCTGGGTGTCGCGCGATGACACGCGACGAAGCGCTAACTGTGTTGGGCTTCGGCCCGTCCCCGTGGACTCCGCCGCGCGCCGGCGAGGTGCGCGAGGCGTTCGCGAGGCAGGTCAAGCGCCACCATCCAGACGGGCGAGCGATGACCGTGGACATGGTGGGCCAGAAGTCTATGGCCACGCTCAAGGAGGCCCGCGAGGTCCTGCTAAGCTGCGCCCCGCTCCCCGTGACCGACTGCCCAGCCTGTCGCGGTTCGGGATGGGTCGCCACCGGATTCAAACAGGAACGGTGTCCGCGCGGCTGCTAGGCGCTTGACAACGGACCCTTCGTAGACGCACAACTGCCACCGCAGAGGAGAGGACGCCTTGCCATTCAGCCCGACAACTATGGAGGCCATCCGCAGGGATGCCGCCACGCTAGGGCTTCGCAGCCCGTCAACAATCAGCGTTGCTCTACGTGAGCAACTTGTGGACGAGAAAATCGGAAAAATGGACGGCCGCGCGCGTGAGTATCACGTCGCCGGCCGCGTGATCCAGCGAGGCATTGCCGCGCCGCTACCCGGCGCCATGCGGATAACCGGCCTGGATCAGCTCTCATACCTGGCGCAGCGAGCCGCCGAGTTCGCAGGGCTCGAGCCGCCGGCTGTGGACTGTGTGAAGCACATGCTTGGCGGCGCCCGCGTGTCGCTATCGCGCAGCGCCGCGGCGCATGTCGTCGTGATCCTGCCGGCCTCCCGCAAGCCGCCTGAGACGCCTGACGTCTGGGTGGACTTGTACGTCCACAAGACCGAGGCGGACGCTGTGGGCAAGGCTGGGACGCTGCAAGCTGGCAAGGTGTTCTGATGCGACTCCCTATCAACGACCTAGTTGCTATTCTGAACGAGGTCTAACCTGTGTCAGAGCTGGCGACCGCTGACCTAGCCCGATCCGGCATTACCCCGGAGGCCGCGCGCCGCTGCGGGATGTACCCCGTAGACAATGCGCGCATGGTAAGCCTCGGCTATCATCGTGTTGCCGCGGTCGTCATCCCCTATATGGAGCCGCGCACGCGAGAGCCGATGATGGCCAACGGGAAGCCGTTCACTCGCGTTCGGTATCTTGAGGAGGTCCGAGACTCTGACGGCAAGGTCAAACGCTACAGCCAGCCCGGAGGCAGCGGAGCACGCGCCTACTTCTGCCCGGCGATCGAGTGGGCGCCGATCCTTGACAACCCCGCTATCCCCATCGTTATCACCGAGGGCGAGAAGAAGGCCGCGAGCGCCTGCCTGCACGGTATCCCGACGATCGGCCTGGGCGGTTGCTCCAACTGGCGGCGGGATGACAAGCTCCTCGCCGAGCTCGCCGACATTACCATGCCGGGGAAGCAGATAATCATCTGCTACGACTCCGACGCTGTGGACAATCCGCAGGTGCGCCACGCCGAGTTGGCCCTATGCGCCGAGTTGCAGCGCCGCGGCGCCGACGTCCGCATAGCGAGACTGGACCACTCCGCAGACGGCAAGAAGCAGGGGATGGACGACTATATAGCGGCCGGGCGTTCCGACGTGCTCATGTCGCTGCTTACCAAGGCCGAGTGGGTCTCGACGCTGGAACTTGACGTCATGGCGTTGAATAAGGAGCTGGCCTACCTGGAAGACGAGGACTGCGTGTTTGTTCTTGAGGAAAATCTCAAGCTGTCAAAGTCCGCCTTCGTGACAGGCTCCCGGTACTCTGCGCTGGAAACCGACGTGGTCAAGATCATCAAGGGCAAGCCCGCCCCCTCGCGCACGAAGCTGGCGCCGCTGTACCTCATACACCCCGGAACGCGCCGCTATGCCGGGACCACGTTCGACCCCAGCACCAGGGACCCGGAAGTACAGTCTCACCGCGGAACGCTGCTGAACCGCTGGCGCGGGTTCAAGACGCAAGAGGGATCAGTTGAGCCGTTCCTGGAGCTTCACGCTTACCTGTTCAGCAACACAGAGGGCGACGTGGGGGACCTGGCGCTACGGCTGCTGGCGTACAAGGCGCAGTTTCCACACATCAAGGTTCCGCTGGCTCTGGCCGTGATCGGCCCGCAAGGTGGCGGCAAGTCGCTGTGGGCGCGGATTGTCGGCGGAGCATTCGCCCCATACCACTACGCTGTACCGTCGAAAGCTCTCAAGGCGGACTTCCAGCCGTTCCTTGAGGACAGCCTTATCGTCGTTATCGACGAGGCCCAGGCTGTCCACGTTGAGGGCGCCCGCGACAAGCTGAAGAACCTCATTTCAGAGTCGCGGCAGGAGCTGAACAAAAAGCACGTCAGCCAGGTTCAGATTGAGACCTACTGCCAGTTCATCCTCACGTCCAACGACCGCCGGGTTGGCGCCTTTGAGCGCGACGACCGCCGGCACATCGTGATCGACTGTCCGCGGAAGCGCGAGGATGACTTTTACGACCGCGTCGTGGCGTGGGAGAAGGCCGGCGGACCCGCGCGGCTCATGCGCTACCTTCTGGACTTTGACCTTGCCGGCTGGACGCCTCCCAAGATGGCGCCGCTTACCGCCGAGAAGCACATGGCCCGCATAGAGGCGCTGCGCCCTGTGGAGAAGCTGGCCGAAGAGATGCTGACCGCAGATCACAACGTTATCGCCATGTGGATCGACGCCGCGATGTCGTGGGCGCGGGTTGCCGAGGCGGGACATGACGCCGCCGCCGCCGCACGTGCCCGCGATATAAGCGGGACGCTGGGGTACGCGCAGATACGCCCGTTCTACACGCCCGACGAGATTGCGATGATGTTCCCGCACATCGTCAACCAGCTCCACGGAAGCCGCAAGGTAGACGCGACCCCAAGCGGCGAGATCAGCACGCAGCTACGTAATCAGGGCGTGCCCTACCTCAAGTGCAGAGACAACCCGGAGGGGTTCCGCTGGAAAGGCCGCGTGGCGCAGTTCCTTATCATTGCAGACCAGGACACTTGGCGCGCGGGGCTTACACAGGCCGAGTTTGAGACATGGATGGGCACGTTCCAGACCTACAACGCGGCACGGGCGTTGCAGCATGAAAAGAAACGTGCTTCATAGCGCCCTGAGAGGGAAACGATGGCCGAATATACATTTCCGCCGCTTAACCAGTGCCCAGACGAGTACAAGCGCGTCTCCGGCGTCCGACTGGCTATGCAGAAAGAGGTCGAGCGCATTGAGGCCTACGAGAAGGCCATCAAGCGCCACATGATCGACAATATCCCGAAGGACCAGGCCGGCGTGTTCGGCTTGCAGTACAAGGCGCAGGTGACGCAGAAGCCTACCATCCGCGTCAGCGCCGAGGGCTGGCCCGCGTTCCTTACGTGGGTCCGCACTACGGGACGTTTCGACACGATGCAGAAGCGGGTCAACCCCGGCGCCTTGCTTGCGCTGTGGGATGGCGACGAGACCGCGCAGGGCGTGGCGATCCCCGGCACCGAGCGCGCCGTGGACGTCGACCTGAGCGTCACCAAGGTTTGAGGATAGACCAATGACAACCGAACTTACCAACTACGATGAGGACTGGCTGGCCTACGCCAGGTCGTTCCAGACGCAGGTTCCCGTCACGTCCCACAGCGGGAAACGAATCTCGCTGAAGGGCGGCATGTTCGCCACCGGCCCGAACCCCGAAGACGTCATCGGCACGCGGCTGTGCGCGGTCATCATCGACAGCGTCGCAATCAACACCTACTACGAAGGCGCGTGGGAGGACGGGCAGAAGTCCGTGCCGAAGTGCTACGCCTACGGCTTCCCGCCCGAGGAGATGCGCCCACACGTCGAGTCGATGAAGCTCCACATGGACACGTTCTACCCGCAGACGCTGAACCCGGCGACCGGCGAGGTCGGCCCGTGCTCTGGTTGCAAGTGGAACCAGTTCGGTACGGCGCAGAAGGGCAAAGGCAAGGCGTGCCAGAACCGCGATCGCCTGGCGCTGATCCCCGCCGGCCAGTTCCTCCAGCGCAAAGGCAGCTACGGCTACGACCTGCAACTGTTCGACGATCCCTCGTGGTTCTCGAGCGCCGAGATTCACAAGCTCGACCTTCCGGTCCTGTCGGTGAAGCCGTTCCGCGAGTACTCGAACAAGGTTATCCAGACGACGGGTCGGCCGCCGTGGGGTGTGCGGACTGTCATCACTGTCGAGCCGCGGCAGGAGGGGGCCTTTACGCTCAGCTTCCAAATGGAGGAGCTTGTCCCGCAGGACCTGTTCCTCACGATCCGCGACCGCTACATCGCCGCGCACGAGAACATGATCGAGCCCTTCTCGCCGCCCCGTGAGCCCGGCCCCGAGTTCGCTCCGCCCACCGCTACCCCGGCCTACCAGCCACGATCGGCCCCCGTGCCGGCGACGTCGCAGGGCCTCGGCAGGCGGTAACAAGACGGGCAGCAAGCGCCCTGTCCCTTTCAACCGGCGCCCGGCCGGGTGACTTGCTCCGGGCACCCCATTTGAGGAGATGACAATGTCTAACGACCAGATCGACGTCAGAGAGTACGCCGCGACCCGCGGTATCTCCACGGCGGAAGCAGCCGCAGAGCTGGGGGAGGACTACGAGTCCGAGCCCGTTGCCGTAAGCACGCCTGTACCCGAGTGGACGCGGCCCGGCGTCGGGCACAACTCCGGGCAGTTCACCGCTGCCGACGTCTCCGCCCTCACCATGGCGGTGCGCGACAAGCTGCGGCTCGTCGTGGCGCGGGTGAACAAGCTGGAGGAGGAGAAGAAGGAGATCGCCGGCCAGATCAAGGACGTATACGCCGAGGCCAAGAGCATGGGGTACGACACGAAGGCCATGCGGACGGCGATCCGACTCATGAAGATCGACCGCCAGGAGCGCGAGGAGGCCGAAGCCATCCTCGACGTCTACCTCGTGGCGCTGGGCGACAAGGACTAAGGCCTTGGGGATTGTCAAAGAAACCTTCGGCCCGCTGTCCATATATCTTAAGCAGCAGTAGCTTATGCGCGCCGCCGACGTCATAACGCTCGACTGGGAGTCGCATCCGATAGAGGCGCGTCCCAACTTCCCACCGCGACCCATCGGGCTCGCTGTGAAGGACGGCTACAACGCGTCGCGGTACCTCGCGTTCGGCCATCCCTCCGGCAACAACGCCACCTACCAGGACGCCCTGAGCGTGCTCAGGTGGGCCTGGGACAGTGGGAGGCCCATCCTATGCCACAACATAAAGTTCGACCTCCAGATGGCCACCGAGGGCGCTGGGCTGCCCCTTATCCCGTGGCGCCGCCAGCACGACACAATGCTCCTGATGTTCCTCGACGATCCGAACCGCCAGGCCCTCGATCTTAAGCGGGCGGCCGAAGCGATCCTTGGGCTTCCTCCCGAGGAGCGCGACGCGGTCAGCGACTGGGTATGGGAGCACCGCAAGGCGCTGCGCGAGGCCTACCCCGGCGAGGACATCAGCCGCACCAAGGGCAAGGTCAACAATGTCTGGCGCTGGTTCTCGAAAGTCCCCGCCGCGGTACTGGCCCCCTACGCCATCGGCGACGTCGAGCGCACCTTCCGCCTGTTCGAGCACCTGCACCCCAAAGTCCTCGCCGCCGGCATGGGCCAGGCGTATGACCGAGAACGCCGGTTCCTGCAAGTGTGCATGGAAAACGAACGACTGGGGATGCGCGTAGACGTCGATAAGCTGGACACAGACTGTCAGAATTACGCAGGCGCCCTTCTGACAGTTGAGGCCGCTCTCAAGCAGCGCCTCGGAACCCCGGAGATCAATTTCGACGCGGACGAGGAGGTGGCGGAAGCCCTGTCCCGTGGCGGTATCGTCGACGACGACAAGTGGGTTCTGACGGAAAGCGGACAGCGCAGCGTCAGCAAGGCCAACCTACGCGCGCACATGTTCAACGACCCCGACGTGGCGTCGGCGCTGGGCTACCGCAACCGGCTCAAGACGTGCCTGACCATGTTCATGGCGCCGTGGCTTGAGCAGGCCCAGAAGACCGGCGGGACAATCCACACCAACTGGAACCAGACCCGAGGCGAGGGAGGCGGCACGCGCACCGGGCGTCCTTCGTGCAACAGCCACAACTTCCTGAACCTGTCGAAAGATTTCGAGAGCAAGAAAGACGGATATGTTCACCCTGAGTTCCTCGGGCTACCTAATCTGCCGCTTGTGCGGAAATATGTTCTGCCCGATGTGGGGCACCGCTTCCTACATCGTGACTTTAAGGGACAAGAGCTGCGTGTGTTTGCCCACCATGAGTGCGGCCCTCTCAACGACGCCTACTGCCGGAGCCCCATGCTCGACCCCCATGACGAGTGGGTCAGGCCAATTATGGAGGCTGCCGCAGGTCGATCGTTCGACAAGACCACTATCAAGGTTCTCAACTTTCAGGGCTTATATGGCGGCGGCGTTCCGGCGCTTTCCAAGGCTCTGGAGATAACGGCGAGCGAGGCCAAGGAGCTTAGGAGGGTCCACGAGTCGGCGCTGCCGGGTAAGACTGCGCTCGAGGGGGAGATCAAACGGACGTTCAAGCGCGGGGAGCCCATCGTCACACTGGGCGGCCGGGTGAACTACTGCCAGGCTCCGGGGTTCGACAAGAAGCAGGGTCGCTACACGACCTACGAGTACCGAGGCCTCAACACGCTGGTGCAGGGCGGCGCCGCGGACCTGACGAAACAGGCGTGCGTCGAGTGGTTCGAGCACCCTGACCGCGAGGCGCGCTTTCTCGTCCAGGTCTACGACGAGATCAACGTGTCGGCGCCGGAGGACAAGGCGGACGCCCAGATGGCGCTGTTGCGCGAGATCATGGAGGTCGATCGCCTCTCGGTTCCCATGCGTAGCGACGGCAAGCAGGGCCGGTCGTGGGGGGAGTTGGTGAAGTGCGAATAGCGGCGTATTACAACGAGCACGACGAGTTCGCCGCACAGTGGCTGCGTAACCTGATCGCCGCCGGCCACATCGCGCCGGGCGAGGTCGACACGAGGAGTATAGAGGATGTCCGCGGAACAGACCTACTTGGATTTACGCAGGCACATTTCTTCGCCGGAATCGGGATATGGTCTCACACCCTCCGCAGAGCTGGCGTGCCTGATGAGCGGCCTATCTGGACCGGAAGCTGTCCTTGCCAACCTTTCTCCGCGGCAGGCAAAAGAGCTGGGGTTGCTGACGAGCGGCACCTATGGCCAGCGTTCCACCATCTCATCCGCGTCTGCCGTCCTGACGGTGTCCTTGGCGAGCAGGTTGCGTCGCCTGACGGCCTCGGTTGGCTCGAGGGTGTACAGGCTGACCTGGAAGCAGAGGGCTATGCCGTCGGGGCGGTCGATACCTGCGCTGCGGGCTTCGCCTCCGAGGAAGGCGACGAAGGGTTCCACATCAGACAGCGCCTCTACTGGGGAGCAAAAAGGTTGGAACACGCCGCGGGCAACGGACGGGGCGAACGGAGGTCCGAATCAGGCGGTCGGGGCACTGAGCCACGACGCGAGTTTGTGCGGCTGGGCTACGCCGACGACGCGGGACCACAAGGACGGCGACTCGGTGGGTACGGTGCCGGTGAACGGCCTGTTGGGGCGCCAAGCCTGGTTGGTGGGATGGGCCACGCCGAAAGCGACGGACGGATCGGGCGGGCGGACGACGGAGACACAGGGCGGCGGGAACGTCCACCTGGACAAACAGGCTCGGTTGACTGGCTCCCCTGCCGAGACGGGAAGTATCGGCCGGTTGAGAGCGGGACATTCCCGCTGGCTCATGAGGATACCGCGCGAGTGGGACGACTGCGTGCCTACGGAAACGCCCTCGACGCTTCGCAAGCGCAAGGCTTCGTAGAGGCCTTCATGGAGTGCTGTCCATGACCCCCGAGTTCCAAATCTTCTGGGAGTGGTGGAACTCCGCGCTGCTGCGTCTCAAGGCGCGGCCTGGGTTTGAGGACTGGAGCTGGGACCGGCTGGCGTGCCACTTGCTGTGGATGAACGTTAGAGGAGAGAGCCCGCCGTGACCCGCCATCAAGTCTGGAAAGCCCGCGAGAGGGCGCGGTTCCGCATGATCGCCGAGAGTGTCCGCATGAAAAATAAGAGCGCGTCGTTTGAAGATTTCAAACGTTCTGTGTGGGCCAAAGCCCTATACGAAGACGCCCAGAAACTCGCCGCCCAACACGGCATACCGGAGCCCTTCCTCGGATGACCCTCCTCAAGCTCCCCCCTTCCGGCTACCGCTACGACGGCAAGCCCGTGAAGCCCGTCACGGCGTGGAGCGCCAGCGCCGTCGCGTTCTACGAGGACTGCCCGCAGCGGTTCTACGCCGTCCGCATTCTCGGCTGGCCTGACCCGCCGTCCCCCGCGCTGCTGAAGGGGCGCAAGGTCCACGGGGCCGGCGCGCATTACTTACAGATGCCAGGCTCACCGCTCCCCGACTACTACAAGCACTTCGCGGACGGCATGGCCTATATGCGGAAAGCCGGAGCCTACGCCGACCTGAAGATGACGTTCACGCCGAGCTGGGAGGTGCGCCGCGGCGGCTGGTTCGACAAGGACGTGTGGATGCGCCTCGAGTGGGACGCGGGCATCGTGTACCCAGACAAAACAGCGGACATCGTCGACTTCAAGACGGGGAAGCGGTACGACGACAAGAACGACGACCAGATGGAACTCTACGGCGTGTCGGCGTTCCAGAAGTTCCGCGCGCCGGAGGTGCAGACGCGCCTCTGGTATCTCGACTCGGGCCTCGAGGTAACAGCCAGCTTCAAGCTCGCCGAGGCTCCCAAGCTGATGTCCAAGTGGACGGCTCGGGCGCAGAAGATGCTGAGCGCCACGATCTACCCGCCCCGGCCCAACAAGTTCTGCAACTACTGCCCGCTGTCGTCGAAACACAAGGGCGGACCATGCGCCGAAGGCTAGAACGCGACGAGGTAAAGCAGCTCACCACCCTGGCCGACAGGCTGAGTGTCGTGTGGGAGCGCATCCACAAAGGGCTCGGCGCGGCCAGCGGCTACCCGGACTTGAAGTTCTACATCTCCGGCGGGCGCGTCTGGCTCGTCGAGATGAAGCAGAAGGGCAAGAAGCCCACCGCGCTACAGATGCTGCGGCTCGAAACTCTGAGGGGACTTGGCTATGACGCAGACTGGTTTGACAATGCGGACGAGGCTTGCGAAGCCCTCTCACGTCGAGTGGGCGCCGTCAGAGGGGCAGCGAGGCTCCGTCTCAGCGCTAGTGACGCGGACGCGGTGCGCTCTCTGGGCCGATCCGGGGGCCGGCAAGACCTCTATAACTCTCTCGGCATTCGAGACACTCCGACAGAGCGGCTCCGCGCGCACTATGCTGGTTGTGGCCCCGCTGAGAGTCTGCCAGCTCCAGTGGAGGCAGGAGGCTCTCCAGTGGTCGCAGTTCATGCACCTCAAGATCGCGTTCCTGCACGGGCCAAAGAAAGACGAGATACTCCGCGGGAAGGCTGACATCTACCTCCTCAATTTCGACGGCCTGGCGTGGCTGGCGAAGCAGTTTCCGCGTGGCCTGCCGTTCGACATCGTCTGCCTCGACGAGTCCACCAAGATCAAGAACCACCAGGCCGAGCGCTCCAAGGCCCTGCGTAAATGCACCGTCAACACCCCGCGCAAGTGGATGCTCACCGGCACGCCTAACCCCAACGGCTACGAGGACCTGTTCGGCCAGTTCCTCTGGCTCGACAGCGGCGCGGCGCTAGGGCGCTTCGTGACCCACTTCCGCGACAAGTTCTTTCGCAAGGCCTTCAACGGATTCGACTACGACCTACAGAACGGCGGCGGCGAGCGCATAGAGCTGGCCATCGCTCATCTCGTCCACAGGCTGCCGTTTACCGACCTGCCCCCGCTCGTGAACGACCCGCGTTGGTGCGAGATGAGCGCCGAGGGCAGGAAGATTTACAAGACGATGGACAAGGAGCAGGTCGTCCAGATCGGCCCGCACCTCATCGTCGCCGGCTCTACTGGCGCCCACCAGTCGGCCCTTGAGCAGATGGCAAACGGCGCCGTCTACATCAAGCCCGGCGAGGAGGAGTACGTCGCGTTCGACGACGCCAAGCTGGACGCCCTCGACGAGCTTATCGAGGAGATGAATGGGCAGCCGCTCATGGTGGCCTTCCAGTTCCACCACGACATCGAGCGTATCCGTGCGCGGAGGGGCAAGGACATCCACGTCCTCGCGGGCGGCGTCACAGCCAGGATCGCGGAGGAGACGCAGCGCGCGTGGAACGCGGGGGAGATCAAGGAGCTTTACGTCCACCCCGCCTCGATCGGCCACGGTCTCAATTTGCAGCGCGGCGGGGCTTCCCACGTGTGCTGGTTTTCTGTTACGTTCGACCTTGAACTTTGGGAGCAGCTCATCCGACGCCTATGGCGTCAGGGAAACAAGTCCCCAAGAATTGTGAACCACATTCTCGCCATGCGGGGCACGCTCGACGAGGACAAGCTGGAGGCGATGGAGGACAAGTCCGTCGACCAGGCCCGCTTGTTGCAGGCGATGGAACAGGATGCCGGTACGCCGGATCAGAAGGAGATACCTATGACTGACAAGATGCCAATGCAATCGGGCGGCACGTGGGGCGCTCCCGCTCCCGCAGCCGCTGCGCCGCCTCCGAACGGTGGAGGCTGGGGTCCTCCGGCCTCTGTCGCGCCTGCCGCCAACGCCCCCGAGATCGCCGCGCGCCTTCAGGGCGGAGGCTCATGGGGTCCTCCGGCCACGCAGCCCGCTCTCGATACCTCGCCGCCGGAGCCTGGTGGCATGGGCCACTTCTCTCTCGAGCTTCAGACCGCTGCGGCGTCCATTGGCGCACCGAACACCTACAGCCCGGCTTCGCTTCCGCCGGAACAGCCTGCGCTCACCGACGGCGAGGCGTCCAAGACCAGGGCGCCCCGTAGCCGCGTTGCCAAGGCGAGTCCCACCTCCGACGCGGGAGCCGTCACGTACACAGAGGGTCCGAGCCTCGCGCTCGAACACTCCGAAACGCGCTACGTCAACGTCCGAATCGACATCTCCGGCGCGCGCGACTTGGTCGCGGCGGCCATCAAGGCCCTCGCGGTCTCCCTCTAGACAGAAGCTCCTCCCCCGGAGTACCTTGGGCTCTGCGGTTCGCCGTGGAGCCCTTTTCTTATGGAAGCATATTTCGTCATCGGCGTACTCGTCGCCTTCGCGCTGCTGGCGTGGTGGGCAAAGAATCAGGGCCGCGAAGTGCAGGAGGCGCTGGACAAGCTGGCGTCTGTCGAGAAAGACGCCGAGATCAAGGAGACGTCACGTGAAGTATCTGAAGTTGCTGATTCCCGCAGGGCTCCTGGGCTTCACGATGTTCCTGACGTCGTGCCAGACGCCTCCATCCCAGATTGGCTTAAGCGCCGCTGAGGTCATGCTGCGCCGCGACGTGGCGCGCATGTTCCCGCCGATCACGCTGCACGCCAGCGACCGCATGACCTACGGCACGCTGTGCCAGGTCGTCGAGCACTCGACTACGTTCTACTGCGCGTTCCCTGAGTCGGCGCCCGAAGGGTTCCCAAAGGGTCTGTGCCGTACCGGAGCGGAAGTCTGCCTAGAAGTTCTAGGAGCGCCGCATGTGCCCGCTCGCAGGACGCCTTCGCTGCCAAATACCTAGCGGTCAAAAGAACCTCGCCCGAATCGAGTCCTGGAACTCCTCGGCCGTGGCGAAGTCGTTCCACAGCACCTCGAGACCCTTGGCCCACGCCAAGTCCTCGCTCGCGTGTTGCCCCGCTCCGCCTACGAACCCCGGACGGCGGACGAGGTAAATCTCGGCGCCCAGCCGGTTGAGATAGCCGGCCTCGTTGGCGAACCGGCAATCCGCGACGACGTAGTTTGCCGGCTGACAGTGTTGGATCGACCACGTATCCAGCCAGAACTTTTCGCCGAACAGGGCGCGGCCCCACTCGGTCCCCAGTTTCTGCATGGCCACGCGGCAGGTGTTGCCGCCGAACGCCTCGTGCGGCGTCTCCTTAAGGTCGCCGTCGACAAGCCGCTCGATGATGTCCGGGCGGTAGTCGCGCGCACGGAGCACTGTGCGGATCATATCCTTGAGCGGCCCGGCGAGCGGAGCCCTCTGGAACCCGTTTTCCATCAGCACAGCGGCGGCGGTGTCCTTGCCGTGCCCCGCTAACCCTGCAAATACGACTATACGTGACATTTGGCCCTCCTGAGCCTTCTGGTGAGAAAGCAGGTGTTTCGATAGTCAGGTAGCGCGAGCCACGGCCAACGCGACAGGCGAGGCCAGTACAGAGACCTTGTCGTAGTGGCTGAGGAAGAGGCGGCGTGCCTGCGGAAGATTCACGACTTCGCGGTCAATGATGTCGTCCTTGCCGGTGTACGGCGGGAAGTCGGTGAAGAACTTGCCCCACTCGGCCGGCGACACGAAGTCTGACAAGAGGGCCAGCTTCTCCGTCGTACACATCCGTCCGTCGGCCTCCTTCACGAGAGGATGCATCTCCTCGTCAACGTCGAACACCTTGGCGATCACGGTCCACAGTTTCTTCTCGGCGGCGCGAAACTCGGGGAAGTGTTTTTTGATCGGGGTCGGCAGGTCGACGAGGTACGCCTCGGTGGCGTCGTGCAGGAGCGCCTGGCGAACGATGCGGTTGTGGTCTTGCTGGCTCACCTTGGTCTTGTAGCGCAGATGTGCCGATACCATCTTCGCCACATACACGCTGTGCTCGGCGACGCTATAGTGACGAGAGGTGTAGCCGCTGAACCGGCACTGATTGGACAGTGCGTGCGCTATGTCCTGGATGCGGATGTCGGCGGGGTTTGGGTTCAGAGGGTCCACGAACCTCTGGTGCAGGACTTCGATTCGGCTGCTCACGCTACGCTCTCCACTTTCCGCGCCACCACGTCAGCAGCGCCCTCTTTCCGTTCGGGTAGACCACGCAGTCGGTGTGCGACCACGCTCCCGGCGCCGCGCGGGCGTACTCCATATCCAGCCGCGCCGACACGCCTACCTGGTATGCCCCGTTGTGAATCCCAGCGCTGTGAGAGTGTCCGATAACCACCTTGCGCCCAATGCGGCTGAGATTTCGGATTGAGCCTCGAGAACCGCCAGGACCAAGATCACCATGCAGGCCAAGTTCAACGCCACCAGAACCGTCACGACAAACAATAAAGCTCTCTCCGGGGTCAAGGAACCGTACTCCTTTTGCTGCGTTGTACTTGTCTACCGCCCACTTGAGCGCGTCGAATCTCTTGCCTGCACGGATCGCGCCGAGAAACGCGGCCTGACAGGCGACGTAGAACTCCGCGTTCACAGGGTCTGTGCGCCAGTCGGCCTCTTTGAGCCAGCGCTCGAGGTGGCGGTCGTGGTTCGAGTTGACGACGATCACCTTGGAGTGCTGCGCCATCAGCTTAAGTAGCGCCCCAACGCCCTTCACCTCGTCCTGTATGTTCTCCTTGCCTCGGGCGTGAAGCTCGAACATGGCGTGAGGGTCTTTGCGGGCGTGGTGCGATCTACTCTGGAAATCTAATATGTCGTGTGCAATCTGCACGGCTGGCCGCAGCGCTGCGACCATGCCTTTACTGCCCCACTTCTCCGCGCGCGTCGTGTCGGCGAGCTGGGCGTCGTGCAGGTCTCCGAAGACCACCACCGAGGCGCCGATGCCGGGGGCGACGACCCCGTCGGGCATCACGCACAGGTCCAGGTCGTACAAACGCCCCTTGCTGTCCACGTGGAGCTGGCGGACCCACCACGCGCCGTCCGAGTTCACCTCGACAATGAGGCCGCCGAACACGTGGTCGAACTCGGCCTTCTGCCCGGCTTTCTTGGCGATGTAGTTAAGCTGGGTCGCCGTGCCCGTGGTATACTGGAGCTTCGCCGCGCTGCCGGCCATCGTCGGGACGGACACCATGGCGACCTTGACGTGTGGGAAGATGGAGCTTGCGCGTCCGTTGTAGTTGGACATGCCCGACAGCGGATCGACCGCCGTGGGCAGGATGTTCATGTGGCCGTTCCAAATCAGGCTGGGAGCGAGAGCAACCATGTCGTCGGACACATGAGGCTCGATTCGCGGGTCGTACCAGTCGACGCCGCGATCGCCGCCTTGCGTTCCGCGTTTCGCAGAGCCCTCTTGCCGATGCGCGTAGCTGAATGTGCTGACGAGCGTTTTTGCGCCGTAGTGCCTGGCGAGGGCGTTGAGGGCGGTCCAGGTTGGCTCATGAAGTTTCGTCCCAGATTGAGCACAGGTCAGGACGTATCGGGCGACCTTGTTTCCCGTCGGCAGAGGCATCTTGACAGGCGTGAGCGCTCTGGCGCGGCCCTGCGGAATCCAGTCGTCGCGTAGCTCAGCCGTGGATAGGCGGCTGGCGAACGAGTTCCGGTGCAACCCGAGGCTACGCGCAGCGTTTGTCTTGTGGCCCCCGTGGGCCTCCAAGGCGGCCACAGCTTCCGCCACCTTGCCCGCAGAGAGCCTGGGGCCGCCTGCGATGCGCTCGTACACCGGGACCTCGAGGCCGCGCGCTCTGGCGTTGAGAATGCGGGAGGCGATTGCCGGCCGCCCTATCCCGAGGTCCTTGGCAGCGCTTCTCTGGTGGCCGTTGTGCCTGGCGAGCGCTTTAAGCGTCCTCGCCCACTCTTTGTCCGAGAGTCTTTCCGCCATTCCTCAGAGCCTCCAACTCCGCCCGATGCATCTCAACGGCACGCGCTCTTTTGTCAAGCGTGTACCAGCACTGCATCACCAGGCCGATTACTGCAACGATCGCGCCAACAGCCGCGGCCGTCTCGTTGGCCGTGAGCCCAAAGAAAACAGCCGAGCTGCCACCTCCGTAGGTAGCGACCTGCGCCGTGGTAAGTCCCGGCTCGCCTATCATTCGTTGCCCTGTGTACCAGCTTGGATTGTTGCGATCTGCTGCGCGAGGAACGTGGCTACTTCCTGGTCCTTGCCGATGCGGCGCAGAGTGTCGATCGCTTGCTGCGCCCGCGCCGGGTCGAACAGCGCCTCGGAAATCCCCGTTGCCGCGCGATCCGACATGCCGGACTTGGTGAGCCGCTGGCGCAGAGACAGCACCACGGCGGCCTTGTGTCCCGCACCGGACGGCCCCAGCGCTGACACGCCCCCGACCACGTCGGAAAGGTTGTCGTTCGGTCTCGAGGCGCGCGGGTTCGGGGCCGGGTCGAGGTCGTCCAGGTTCCGGGCCGCCTGTCCTTCCAGCTTGCCCACGGTTGCGAGACGCGCAGCCTCGGCGGGGCCGAGAAGTTCCGCGGCCCTGTTCTGGAACTCGGGGTTCTGGAGCTGCTCCATTTTGCGGCCGGAGTTGCCGAACGACTTGCCGACATCTTCCGACAGCTTGGTCCTGAACCCGCCGGCAGCGCCGTCACGCAGGGCCGCCACGTCCGTCTTGGGCTTCGGGATGAGCGCGGCCTTCGTCTCGCTCCTGGAGCCGTCGACTGCCGCCTTGCCGATGTCGATACCCTGCGCCTTGTCGCCAAGGCTCTTGTACGCAGCCATGGCCGCGCCGTACTCGGGGATTTGCGTCTCGGCGATCGACGCCAGCTTGTCGCGCACAGGGCCGAGAGAGCCGGTTAGCTGGGCGCCCTTCTCCGTGGCGAGGATGTCGGCCACCGTCTTACGCAGCGCCTCCACGTCACGCAGGGTCGCCGTGATGGCGCCGCGGTTACCCTCGAGAGCCTGTAGGAAGCCGCTGAGGACCTGCTTCTCGGGAGAGTTCGGCGCCGCGTTCTCCATCTGCCTCTTGAGTTCCGAGCGGATGGCCGGGCGGTCGAACCACTCAGGCGCGTCGATCACGACGGGGCGCTTACCGTGCGTGTTGAGCGCCGCTGTGAGGTTCCTGGTTCGCGCAACCTCGGCAGCCGCGGAAGCGTCCGACCTGCCCGTCGGGTTAACCTGCTTCTGTCCACGTGTCGGCCGCGCAAGCTCCGCGTCCTCCGCCGCCTTCTGGGCAGCCGCAGCCACCTTGGCTTGGGTCGCGATGACCGGCTGTAGGCGCTGCTTCGTCGCGGTGTCCACAATCTCGGCGACGCTGGGGTTACCGCCGCGCACCGCTTTCAGGTCGTTGAACGCCTTCTCCAGCGCGCTCTGGGGCATCTTGACAATCTGGGCGAGCTTCTTGAACCCGGAGGGGTACGTCTTGCCCGTCGCCATGCGGACAGACGGCGCTCCCACGAGGCTGATTGCTGTCTTGGCCACAGCGCCGACGATAGGGGCGAGGACAGCGCCGGATACTGCGCGCTGCACGGCCTGCCCGGCATCTCCTGTGTCAGCCAGCGAGACGATAGCCTCGGTAGCGCCGCCGGTCGCCGCCACGCGGCCCACGTTGCGCAGCGTCTGGCCGGGGACCGCGGCCAGGCCGGGTACTTTGAGTAGCTTATTGGCTACAACGCCTGCGCCAAGGCCTCCGCCTAACAGCGCCGCCAGAGGGTTCTCCTGCGCCATGGCCGCAGCCTCGTCGCGGGTCTGCTGCAAGAGTTGGGGGTTGAACTCGTCGCCCTTCAGGAAGTTCACGATGTGGCCGGTGCCGGTGTGCACGAAGTCGGCTGCGGGGACGTTGCGTATCAATGTGTGCACGGCCCTGACAGGGTCGCGGACAGTCGCATCGGCGCCCTTGGCCAAGGCTCCGGGGAGGCCGACTACGGCGTCGACCGTGTCGCCGACCATCTTGGAGACGTCGTCGAGAGGACCCGTCGGCCCGAGCCCGCGGCGCTTGGCCTCCGCGGACAGGAGGGTGAGGCTCTCCATGTCCCGAGCCTGCGCGGCCTTGCCGCCTGACTCACGTAGCTCGTCGTCGCTGTACTGGCGCGGAGAGCGCCCGCCGGCGGCCTCTGCGGCGTCCATCCAGTCGTTCGCAATCTCATCGGCAGCCTCGACGTCCCTGGCCTCCATGGCGCGTCCCAGCGCCTTCTGGAAGCGCGCCTTGTCGTACTGAGTTTCGCCGCCCGAAGGCGATACATTCTGTGTGGCTTCGGCAATGTTTGCCTCGATCTCGGCCACGGCTTCGGCGTCGCCCGCCGCGCGAGCCTTGCCTAGTGCCCGCTGGTGCTGCTCCCAGGTTGGCATCAGTCGTAATACTTTGACGACTTCTTGGGCGAGGACGGCTCGGCGGGGGCGTCACCGCCGGTCTGCCCCATGCCTCCCTTGGCCTGCGCGATCCCGGTAAGGTTGTCGCGGGTGATGCGCCACGCCTTGTTGGACTGCTGCTTGACCTTCTGTAGCGCCGCGCGGAGCACATTCGGGTCGGTTATCTGCGACAGATCGGCGATCATGGATTGCAGCAGCTTGTGCTCGGCCTCCGTGACCTGACCCAGCGTGACGCCAGCCTGCTTTAGCTTCGTAAGCTCGTCGAGGCCGATCTGCGCGCCGACAGACTGGAGCATGGCCGCAAGGTTCGCCGGCTCGCCGGCGACACCCTTGAGCTGGCCCACAAGGCCGGCAGAGGCCCAGTTGACGTTGGACAGCGCGGTGTCGATCGCCGAGTTAAGGTTCTCGTTCTTGAGCGAGAGCGTGTCGAACGTGGTCCTGGCGTTGATCGCCTGCACCTGGGTCCACGGGACTTCGCTGGCGCCCTCTTTGCCCGCTGCCGTGCCGGCAGCCTGAGAGGCTTTGAAGTCGAACGCCAACTGCCGCACCTGATCGGCCGTCAGCTTGTTGCCGTCTCCGTCGAAATATCCCTGTCCAGGACGGTACTCGGTGCCGGGAAGGCCGGCGCCCTGCGCCACGCTGGGGCCGTCGGTCGGGGAGAATTGCTTCTTGAACCCCGGCAGGAAGGCGTCTGTTCCGTCGTCGTAGAGGACGTGCAGGCCCTCCTTACCGTCAGGGCCGGTCACGTACTCCTCGGCCTTGACGCCGCGCGCCCTCGCGTTTCCTGATAGGCCGGCGATCTGGGCGTCGAGAACTTTGGGATTCTGGCGTACCGCGTTGGCGAACCCGGCCATGTCGCCGAAGTCGTCGCCGAATGCGCGGAGACCGCCGGGACCGAGGGTCTGTAGGGCGTCGCCTACGTCCATGCCGTTGGTCATGCCGGCCTTGACTGTCATCAGGCCACGCAGACGCGCATCCCGCTTGGACCTGGCCGCCGCGTCTTCTCGAGCTACCTGCTCGTCGCCGAGAGCGAGCGCACGGGCAGCGTCGGCCTGTTGGTCGAGGATCGGCTGCCGTTTCAGAGCGGCGTCGCGCCCCGTAGCGATCTGGTCCGCTTCGCGCCTGGCGATCTGGTCAGCCTCGGCGAGCCTGCGGCCTTGGAAAAATGAGCCTACCACTACGGCGCTCCCTTCCCGGTGCCGTACCCGATGTCGCCGAACACATTGTTGTACATGTCGGACTTGGCCTTGCCGGCGCCGGCGTACTGGTCCCACTTGAACCCGGCCTTGGCGCCCGTGGCGAACTGGTCCGCCCTCTGGCCGGCCATAGACTGTCCGCCGAGGTTGTTGAAGTAGTTCTGGAAATAGTCGTTGGCCAGGCCGGTGCCGAACCTGAGACGCGCCTTGTCAGCCGCGCCAGACTTGTTGCCAAGCCCCGCAGCCATGCTGGACGTGATCGCGTCGTTACCGCCCTGTAGCTGCGCCCTGTAGCCGGTTGAGCCCAGGTAGTTCTGGAACCCGGCCTGCCCAGCCGCCTCGTCTCCGAGGCCGAGTAGGTTCTGCTGCTGCGTGAACGCCTTGGCTCCGCCGGGGGCGTAGGTGGTCGCAGATTGTGACTTGTCGACGACGGCTGACGCAGCGTTACCGGCGTTCTTGAAGCCTTTGCGCGCGGCCTCGCCGCCCAGGAAACTGCCGAGGGCTGCGAAGCCGGTTGTAAAGGGGTCTGCCATGCGTTTCTGCCGCCTGAATCACAATAAGCTGACCGTTGCCGGCGCGCCGAAAACTAGCCAGCCTCACGTGTAACGAAAACGCCCCACCTTTGCAAGTGGGGCGTCGTTAGGAAAGGAAACAGCCGGTTCGCTTAATAGCGGCGTTCGCTATTAAACTTTCTTGCCCACCGGCGTCTTCGTCATGAAGCGGAGGACGACGTTCACGGCGGCGTAGGCCGCGAGGACACCTGCCGTCACGGCGTTGGAGTCTTGGACGTTCACGGCGGCGTTCGCGACCGCCTCGGCACTGTCGGCCAGTTGGTTCGCGTCGACGGCGTCGAGCGGGTTCGGGATGACGCCGGCCGCAGCCAGAACCATGGTAACGAGCATGAGCCCGTTTACGAGCAGGCTACGAAAGCCCTTGAGTTTCGACAGGAGAGACACTTGGATCACCGCCTTTCAGGCTGGGGTTAGAGGGCTAGATTGCACCGAACATGCGCCGGAGCAAGAGCGGAATTTTGGTGAGCAGAACCTCCGCCTTGTGCCTGGCCGCAAACTGGTCGTCGCCGTATCCGGTAGTCGCCATGAGGAGGCCCTTCGCCTCTTTGTGCAGTTTGGCGAAATTGTCGCGGGCGCCGAGGGCGTCTGCGAGCTGAACCACGAGGCTCTGGGCGTGGTCCTCTGCGGCCTTGGCCTGCGTGATAGCCTTCTCGACAGCCGACTTTGAGATTTCAACCACCTCGAGCGCCTTCAGCGCCGCCGCCCCCACGACGTCGTTGAGGACTTTGCGGCCCTCCGGCGTGTGGTTGTGGAGCGGGTGCTCGTTGACAACGGCGACCCCAACCCAGTCGTTCGTGGCGTCGTCCCACGCGCCCTCTTCGTACAGGGCCTCGCCTACGACATACTTCCCCTCGGCGTCGAACGTGAGGAGAACCTTCTTAAGTACCGCGCGTCGCTTCAGTGCCATCTTGTGCCCCTATGATCCGAGAAGGCCGAAGGTCAGCTTGCTCAGCAGAGACTGGGTCTCCACTACCGCGGGCTTCACTACCGCGGGAGCCGGTGTCGCCTTGATAGCGGCCAACTCTTCTGTGAGAGCCTCTGTCGCGGCCCGCAGGGCTGCGGCTTCGGCTTCGGCTTCTCGCCGCGCTTCGGCTTCGGCCTGATCCCGCATACGGAGCGTATCGTCGTGGAGGACCGTGAACTCAGCGAGCGCCTTCTCCGCGGCGGCCTTAGTGGAAAGCGCAACATAGGCTGCTTCGGCCGCGGCCGAGGCATTTACTTCGGACTTCTCGGCGCGGGCGCGCTCCGTGTGCATCGCCACGACGGCTACCGACGACATGGCCGCCGCAATGGCTGGCAGGTCGAACCCCTGGCGCCTGGCCTCCGCGACGTTGAGCACCTTTCGGGGAGTGCGCGGGTCCATGAAGGGCGTGCTACCGTCCTCTAAGTCGACCATCTTTACGACGTGAACGTCGAACGCAGGCTCCCGGCCAGGGTTTGCCGGGTCGAATAGGACCGCGAAGCTCTCGACAATTTTCTCATAGGTTCTCATGTCTTTATCCTAACCTGCGACCCAAGCGCCGCCAGAGTACAGTGCGATTGTGGATACTGCGCCGCCGGCCGCGAGCGCCGTACCTTTGACGGGCGCGAGGGCGTCCGCGACCTTTGCGACGGAGCCGTCAGCCGGCGCGACCGGAAGGGTGGCGACCGTGTAGGGGCGGGCTCGGAGCAAGCCAACGGAGTCGGCAACTAGTTGGTTGTTGGCATAGTACCCTTTGGCGTTGATCGTTCCGCCGCCGGTCGTGGCGCCTCCGGTAGCGGTTGACCCACCAGACAGCGTCACGATGCCGGTGTCGCGAATGTGGAACCCCGCCTCAGAACACAAAATTCTAGCTTCGGTGGCGTAAGTCGCGGCTGCCGGGTCCAGCAGAAGCACCTGGAATGCGCCGCCTAGCCGCTCGGTGGCGACGGCGTCCCTACCGTAGAAGTTGAAAAGCCCGACAGAGTCGTTTAGCGCTGGCGAAGTTGTTTCGTGTAGGAACTTCATACCGGGGCCTGAGCTGCCGTTATCCGTTCGGCGGAGTTCAAGCCCAAACGTCGCGTTCGCGTTGATCGTCTGCGCCGCCGTGAACGTGTTCGCGACTGCGAGGGGCGCATAAATCGTGTTGATGTTCACGCCGTTATCAAAGTAGTCCACCGCGTTGATTGTCGAGACGCCGGTTACTGTGCCGCCGTTGTAGACGAACGAGCCGTCGTTCTCGATACCCCACCGCAGCGTGCTGGTTTGGGATAGGTTAGCGGTCGTGTTAAACGTAAGTCGCGTTCCGTTTGCTGTATCCGTCCAGTTTTCCGCCGCAAAGAATGCAAACGCCGCTCGGGCATTGGTCACATAGCCCGTGGCCCTATAGCCCATGGTGTTGATATTGCCGAGGGCGTCTCCAGAAACAATAACTGTAGGTGCGGCGTTAGTGCCGTTAGCCCGACGAAAGGTGAGGACTGACTGCGTCGCGAAAGTATCCAAGAGCATTCGAGCAGCAGACCCGTCGACATTTATAATATGCAGCACGGTTGACGCGAACGGTGTGGGAGCTGCGGCAGCGTTGAGGTTGACAGCCAGTACGCCTGTCATCGTGTCGCCGGTGCGGTTCACCTTCTGGTTCTGCATCATCGCGTCAGTGACGGCGGAGAACTCCAGCGTGTTAGAGGCGCTGCGGGCGAACACTGTGCTGGCGCTGGCCGCTGCGACGTCCTGGGGCTGCCCGCTCGCGTTCGTCGGGTTCGCCTTGACGGTAAGCGCCGCCATCGCCGCGAGTTCAGCGTTGCTGATCGACCCCGGAGGGACGACGCCAGGCTGCGGGTCGTACTGAAACAGGCCGGGCCTCATGCTGACTTCACATAGATAGCCGTGGTTGCGGGATGTACGAAGCAGGCGTAGCTCACCTGCCCGCTGGCGGGGACGGGGACGCGCGTTGGCACAAGCCCTCCCGTCGCAGAGGTCTCGTTCTCGCTGGTCTGCAAGATGTCGACGGCCGCGTCTGTCACGATCGACAAGAGGCGCTTGGCGCCCACGTCGAACGTGAGTACGGCAACGCCGTAGGTTCCCGCGGGGACAATGGCGTTCGCCACGGCCTCCGGGTTTCCCACGATGAGCCCCTCCTTGGTGTAGTCGCCCGGCTTTGAGGCCATAAGGTACGCGGTCATGGGGGGTCCCTATTTTGCGAGCACGTATACCGTGCCCGCTGTGATATTACCAGCCGCTGTACTTAGAAAGCGGACATCCGTAATTGGCAGCCCGTTGGCGACGAACTGGCTGGCGCTGTCGCCGCCTATGAACGTCTTGGGGGCCGTGTCGTTAACGTTGATCGCGGACAGCAGCATCTGCCCCGTCCGCGAGCCTGACGCCGCCGTGGCGTGGAATGTGACGGATGCGGCGTTCGTGATCAAGCCGCCTGCCGAGGTGCTGACATAGTCGCCTAGCGTGGCGTGGAACGTGCCGCCCCCGTCAGTGCTGACCCGCGCCGCCCGGAACCCGGAAGCCGCTAGGGCAACGGCGGACCATACGAGCAAGACGTCGCTGTAGCCGGTGACATCTGCGTCGAATGTGGCCTGCGGCGTGGCTGTGAAGTTGTGGGAGGCTACCTGCGTCCACGATGTTCCGGGACCGGAGGAGATGGCTACCTCGGTCACCGCGGTCACGTGGCCGGTTGCGTCGACGGTCACTTGAGCGACGTTGGTGGCGTCCCCGTAGACCCCCGGCGTCGCCCCGCTGTTGTCGTGGGTGATGGGGGTAAGCGCGGTCAGGGCGCCGCCGCCGCCGATGGGCGCCGTAGTCTCGATCTCTACGCCAGAAACGGACGTAACCTGCCTGACGAGCTGAAGCAGCAGGTTCCATTGCTGCATGAACTCCGGGGTCGGCGTGCCGCCCTGGTTCGCGATGACCGAGTTGTACGTGAGGGGGTCGACCTGCCATTTCCGGGGAGCCGTAGCCACTTACGCCTCCCACGGGTCGCCGCCGGTGAACTCACCGTCGATGTCGGAAAGACGCATGGAGCCGCCGAAGTCGGATACCTCTAGTATCCTTCCGGGCTGTCCGAACGAACCCATGGAGCCGAATTGCAGGTTCTGGTTGAAGTTCCCATCCTCGAAAACGACGGACGCCATGGAGAACCACGTTGCGCCGTTATCGTCGCTGAAGCGGACGCTAAGCTCCGCGTTCGTCGTAGAGGGGTTACCTGTGGCCGCGTTGATGCTGAACATGTCGACGGAGATGGTCTTGCGTCCGCGCGCCGGGATAAGCACCGTGGCCGTCCGCCGAATAGGCTTGAACCCCTCCTCGTCGTTCTCCTGCTCAGGGTCGACGATCCAGAGAGTCGTGTTCTGGGAGTCGCCCGCGACGATCCGCCCGTCCCACATCAGGCCCTGCTCTGCGTTCCACGTCACCATGCCCTCAGTGACCCAGCGAGACCACTGGTTGCCTTGAGTGAGGTTGCAGACGTAGGAGCCGAGGTCGCCGAGGTGGAGAACGTAGAACACGTTCCCGTCGAGAACGAATGACCACGCGCGCAGATTGTTGTTCTCGCGGGAGCCCTCGTTGTACGCGAGCAACGCCACAGCCTGCGCCGTGCGAGAGGGCTGGGCGGAAAACTGAGAGGCCACGAGGGCGACGACCTGCGACATGCGGGCCGACGGCGCAAGCACTGTCTGGTCGGCCGCCACGAGGGCGACGACCTGCGCGGAGCGCGACGCGCCTACGGTGGCTTCGGCGCCGGCTAGAACGGCGACCTGTGACGTGGCGGAGTAGTTGGTCACGGCCCGCTCCTAACTAGGCTGTGCGGTCCAGAACAACCGATCCATTGTTGACAGACGCCGGGGTCAGAGCCGCGACAGTGTCGGGGTCCTCCTCGAAAATGTCGAACCTTGACGTCGCGTTGTTCGTGAGCGCGTTGTCTGCCCCGTTGGCGTTCACCGCGTCAACCTGGAACGATACTCGCAGGCTCGCCGCGCCGTTGTCGACATACGAGCGGTTCCGCATCTCGATAGCGCGAACCCCGGTGACGGCAGCCGGCAGCGTCTGAAGCCCGAACCGCGATACTGCGGGTATCTCAGCGCCGCCAGCCAGCGTTGCAGCCGTCCACGAGCCGCCGGTGACGGTCTCTGTCGAGGCGATCGTGTTGCCCGCTGTGCCCGCTGCGATGGCCGTGGCGGTTAGCTGCAGGGCTGTGGGCGCGTTCTCAGCGGTCGCGGAAGCGTTGACAACCGTGCCGGTGCCGTAAAGCGTTCCCGAGCCTGCGCCGCCGTTGATGGCCGCTACGAGGTTGTCGATACAGGCGCCCTCGTCAACGCCGATGAGCACGGAGCCTGCGCCGCCGAGGACCGTGTTGAACGTGTAGACGGAGGCCCCGAGCGTCACGGTCGTTGCGTTGGCCGGGATAGCCTCGAGCGTGAAGATACCCGTGGCGCTCACCAGCGCAGCCTCGAGATAGCGGTCGTCCAGCGGGGCGGTGGCGTCCACGGTCTCGAACTCGTAGGGCTTGTCAGCGGGGACGATGCGCGCAGCGGTGCCGCGAACGGTGAGTGTCTGGGCGAAGGAACTCTCGTCGGCGACGGACTCGTCGAACCCGGCCAACAGTACGACGCTGGCAAAGTTGGGATCGCTGGGCGCGCTGCGGGGGTAGGCCGTGGTGGTGGGCGCGTAGTTGGCGCTGTACCTTGCGACGCCGGGGGTGATCCTCACCTCGTCAAAGATGGCGTTAACGGACGAGTTGGCGAGAACCGTCGTGGCTACCCCAGACATCTCGCCGCCGACGGTGAACTTGGCGTTGGCCGCTGCCGCGTAATAGACCGCGGTATCTGCAACATCCAGGCCAACCTGTACGCCGTTGATGTAGATGCGAGTCAGGTCGCTCTCGCGCTCGATTGCGATAGCGTAGGTGTACCCGGTCTGGAAGTCGTAGTTGAGCGCCAGCACAGTGGCCAGCGTGGCCAGCGTACCGTCCGTCGTGATCTCGAACCGCAGCTCCCCGTTGTTGACGTCGGGGCCGTACTGGACGAGGCGATAGGAGCGTCTGCCGGTAGACGCCGACCACTTGCCGAGGAGCGTTCCGAAGTTGGTCGTGGTGACAGGCTCGACGGGGCGGTAGAACGTCTCGATCGTGAAGTCCGCGCCGCCGAGGTCGTAGTCCGCGTCTGCTCCGCAGTCGAGTACGGAGGCGCTTCCGGGCACGATGAGAACGCCCGCCGCGATGATCTGGCGGGGGCGGGGCGTGAACCCGGCGTCAGCCGTGTCAGAGTCGGGATAGAGCGAGAGAACCCCAGTGATGGACGGCCACGAGCTGTTGTACGTGCCGGCGAGCGACCAGACGGCGAGGTCTTTGATATACCACGTGATGAATCCCCCAGCGCCGGCGGCGCCTCTGCCGAAATACATCTGAGCGGCTGTGCCAGTGAGGACGAGGTTGGTGGCTGTGATGACAGCGACGCCGTCGACGCGAACCTCGAGGGTGCCCAGCGTAGGGTGAAACACGGCCTGGAACTTGATGTCGTGCAGGGTTCCCGCGCGGATAATAGGCGCGGCCGTCTGCGCCACAAGGGTGCCGGCGAAGTTGTAAGCGTGGATGTTCCCGTCGGGCTGTAGGCGCAGCGTCACGATCGAGTCGTTGCTACCGTCGCGCACCACAGCGATGTAGACGCGGTTGGCGGTGTCGGGCAGCGTCTCGAAATAGGGGCGTAGGAAGCAGCCGACCCCAGTGAGCGCAGCGCCGGGGATGACGCGCCGCACGAAAGAGATGCTGGCGGGGAAGGTGATCCAGTAGCGGCCCTCGGTGTCGAACGGCGGCTTCGTGAGCGTCGTCCCGAAGCCGAGCTCGGCCCAGATGCCGTCAAGCATGAGGTCGGTGTCGTTGCCGAACGTCTCGAAATTCTCCAGAAACTTAATTGTCATGGGGCCGCCCTTTCGATCTCCCGCGCTTGGCGGATAATTTGTTCGATACCGTTGTTCGAGATTCTCGTCGGCGATCCGGAAACTAGGTACACCACACCGTCCGATCCGACAACTACCGGGTCGCCGGTGGGAGTAAGAGTTTCCGTCCCGGCCAGAATGCCTGTCGCGAAGGCTCTGCCCCTGATCGGCGCTACGACATCCTCGCCCCCGGTCAGGTAGAACACCTGCGTGCTGTCCGCTCCGAAACAGTAGAACACGTCGCCGACCGTGATAAGCGAGATACCCTGGTCGGGCGTCGCTTCCGCAGCAATGCGGTTAATAGGGTCGATCGTCACCTCGCCGGGGTTGATCCAGTAGATAAGCTCGTCCGCCGCCGCGAGGCAGAAGGTGTAGCCGCCCAGCACGCACACGGACACGATGCCCACGTCGTCGGGGGTCTGCACGCCGCTCAGGGCGTTGGCCGCACCGCCGGTGAGTGTCGCAGCGCCCCAAGACAGGGTGCCCGAGGTCTCCGTGGTCGTGTAGGCGTTGCCGGCTACGCCGCCCACTTTCGCCCGCACGATAAGGTCCGTGGAGGCGGGAGTGTCGGCGTAGACGAAGGCGTTGACGACGGTGGCCGTGCCGTAGTTGATCCCCTCGAACGCGGCGGTAGCGTTGATCGCGTAGGACAGGTTCAGGAGCGACTCAGAGGCCGTCGCCCCGATCAGGACGGAGTAGGCTCCGCCGAGGACGGTGTTGAACGTGTAGACGACGCCGTTTATCGTCACGGTCTGCGTGTTGGAGGGGTTGCCTGTGGCCGTGAGTGTGCCCGTCGCGCGGCTCCCGCTGGCCTGATAGAACTGTAGGCTCGAGCCGTCGGCGACCCAAAGTGTCGTGGCCGTGGCCGCCATGCTGACGATACCGTCCCCCAGCACGATGCCTGTGATGGCCTGCCGCACCAGAGTACGCTCCATACGCTGCAAGCCCGTACCTGAGACGGTGAACAGGGCTCCGGCAAAAGCGCCTTCAAGGGTGAAGTTTCCGCGCACGAAAGGGTTCTGGCCAGACGGGGCCAGGTACGTGGCGCCGGGCCGCGAGAACAGCGACACCTCGTTTACGAGGTTGGTTGGGTCTTTCTCAAAGAACCTGTTGATGAGGCGAACGGGCGGAGTGTTGCCGTAGCTTCTGTCGTAGGCCCCTATCCCGAGCGGAACACGCGCCATGACCTAGTTCCCGAACGGCACGCCGCCGCCCCAGACGCCAGGCCCGAAGCCCTGATAGGGCATCCGCCAGACGTTGTACGGATCGACAGCGGACGGCATGGTCTGGTTGTAGCGTCCAACGATCTTAGCCTTGCCCTCCCGGTGCGTCTTTACCGTCACGGACTTGGGGTCCTTGCCGAAGCGGGGGCAAAGCTCGATCGCGATGGCGCAGCGCCAGAAGGCGTCGAAATCCTCGGGTAGAGGGCTTGTGTCGGTGCTTACAAGCGTGGCTACTCGTTTCCAGTCGCTCAGGTCGGCACGGTAGAACCAGAGAAGCGGCGTGGCCGTGGCGGCGCTGAGAACGAGCGTAGCCGCGCCCTCAATGAGTCGGCCGTTGGCGTTGATGGTCAGCGGCTGCGTGGCGTAGGACGCCCCGACGTTCGTGAGGCCCATGCGGGCGCCGTCTGCCGGGTTCTGTTGAAAGTAGACGGTCTGCGGAGCCGAGAGGTTCGTGACGAGGTTGTAGTTCTGCTGGGGGTACGGGTACACGTCGGTCGGCAGGCTCTGCGCCCGCGGAACCAGAGGGTAGTCGGCGTACACCGGAGACGTGGGGCCGGGCGGAACGGGCCAGTCGCCCAGCTTCTCACCGGCGGTGGTCCCGAGCATCTGGCGCCAGATGTCGTTGAATATCCCGACGCCTTCATCCAGTTGAACCGTGGTGAGGCCCTGTCCTGCGGCCGTCAGGTTCTCTTGGCGGTATGCCCGCGCGATAAGCTCAGCCAGCGTTGCCATTCGGAGCCTTCGGTGCCAGGGCGGCCTCCAGCTCAGCAACCGTGGCTTCTTCCGGCACAGCACCGAACTTGGCGCGGGCCTCTTTCAGAAGCGCTTGGCGGTATGCCTCGGCCTTCTCCGCTTTCTTGGAGACAGGCGCCGCGGGGGCGGGCTTTTGGGTATTTTCGGGTGCAGGTTCGGGTGCCACGAGCTTGGACGGGTGGTCGACCCAGCCCTCGGGAACGTCGGCCTGCGTGTTGCAGATCATCGCTTGGTCGTTGGGGCCGTAGCGCCAAGAAGGCCAGTAGACTTTGGGGCCTTTCGCCATAGTGTAACTCCTCGTAACCGGTCTGCTCGCGGCGTGGTAAGCCGCGTCTTCCATGAACTCGCCGTACTTAAGGCGCATTACCGTCGCGCGTTCCGAACAACGTGACGTCCATCTGCGTCCCGGCAATCATGACCTCTCCCGCCGTCGGGGTCAAGGCTGTCTTGACCGTGTAGACGACGACGCCAATCGTGATCGTGTTCGTCGTGACGAACGCGCCAGACATGGTGAGTGTGCCAGTGGCGGCGACTGCGGCGGCCCCCGTGGCGAGCGTAGCAGCTCCCCAAGAGGCGTTGGCTGCTGTGTCAGTCGTGGCGATGGCGTTACCGGCCACACCGGCGGTGCGCGCCGTCACGTCAATTTCGTCCGTGCTCACAGCTACGGCCGTGACAAGGGTGTGCGCCACGACGTCAGCGTCGTAGGTCACGCCAGCGCCGGTCGCGCCGGTCAGGGTGTCTGCGCCGAACGACAGGGACGCGGAGTCCTCCGTGGTGGTCAGGTAGTTAGCGTCGACGCCGGAGTAGCGCGAGGACAGGTCGATCGTGTCGCCAGCGCCCGCAGCAGCGGAGACGTCGGGGTTGGGCGGCGTCGTGTTGCCGTAGGTCGTGCCTGCGCCGGCTCCAGAGTTTATGGCCGCGATCAGGTTATCGAGGGTATCGGACGCCGAGGCTCCGCGGAGGACCTCGAAAGGAACCCCGGCAGCCGTGAGGGCCGTGACGATGGTGTAATAGTAGCTGCCGATGCGGACGATCCCGCCGGCAGCGGGGTTGGCAGTCGCCGTCAGGACGCCCGTGGCGACATCCCCGGTCTCGCTGATAGCGTCGAGAAGGTTGTCGCGGGTGGCCTCGGCAGACGCGCCGATAAGAACCTCGTAGGCCGCGCCGGTCAGCGCAGCGACGTAGGTGTAGACCGTCGTGCCGATTGTGACCGTCTGAGCGGCGGAGGGCTGTCCGGTGTACGTGTACGTGCCGACCGCTGCGACGGCGTCAGCGCCGGAGGCCAGAGTAGCCGCTCCGAACGCGCCGTTGGCGAGGGTCTCGGTCGTGGCGATGGCGTTGCCCGCTGCGCCGGCCGTGAGGGCGGTCAGGACAATAGTGGTGGCGGTGTAGGTCGCGTTGACGGTAGGGACATCGTCCGTGTCGACTGCGAAGTCGTACACGGCGGGCTGCCAGCCGTTGATGGCCGCGGCGAGCGACTCGAGCGTGCGGGCGACGACCGAGTTAGCCGGGCCGAACGTGGACGCATTGGCGAGGCGGAACCATGCGGGGGCGGCGTTATCAAACGAGGCGGCGACACCGACCGTGGAGGCGTTGCCCGTCACGGTGGCGACTACCGCGGGGCTCGCTGTGCCGGAGGGGTCGGTGGTGGAGCGTTGCAGGTTCAGCGTGGCGCCGTCCACGGGGCCATAGCCCTGGAACTGCACAAGGCCTTCGCCGAACAGTGCCCAACCGGTCAGGTCGGAAGAGGAGTCGAATTGGGCCGTCTGCACGACGCGGCTAAGCGCCTCGGCAATCGGGGTAACGGTGAGGGTCTCGAATTTGGTCGTCACAGGGCGCTCCTTGCGCGGGGCTTCAGGAGGACACCCCCAGCGTACCTCTCGGCAGAGGCTGGGGGCTTATTCCTGTGATTACGCCGTGCCGGAGAAGCGCGTACCCAGCATCGGGTCCATGACCTCGGAGCCGAACGTGCAATCCCAGCGGTGGATGTGCGCGCCGGTCGCGATGTCCGAGCCGCGCCAGTAGCGGATGCCGATGCCGGTCTCTTTGGAGACGGCGAACGACGCCACGCCGGTATCCGGCATACGGAGACGGGCAGACACGAGCTGGATGGCGGACTTGTGCCAGGCCGCGCGCTGACGGAACGTGGACGAGGCGTTGCCTGACCATGTCACAGCGGCGCTGTCAGCCGGGACCGAGTTGACGGTGGCGAACACGGTGTTCTGAACGACGGAGGTGCCGTCGGTCGTGCCGGTGACGATGATGGCCGGACGGATCGTGACGTCCTCCGTGGTGCCGGTCACGGTGACGTCTGCGGTCACGGTGAACTGCTGGAGGTAGGTCAGCGTCTCTTGCGTGCGCTGGTTGACGGCGAAGACGCCGGCAATCGTGAACACTTCGCCGGCCTTGATCGTGTGGCCGTTGGTGAGACCCTTCAGCGAGAGCGTCTGGGTCATAACGTCCTTGACGTCACGGTAGTTCACGTTCTCGGCGGCGCCGTCGACCTGCGCCGCGCCGGAAGTCGTGCGGGTGCCGGTCGTGAGGCTGCGCGTGGCCTGCGTCTCATAGTTGTCGATGCCCGAAAGCATCGGGATACGCGCGTTTTTCAGCGCGTCAACCGCGGTGGAGGACATGAACTTGTCGATCAACGAGCCCATGACGCCCGCGCTGTCCTCGGTGGAGAACACGGAGACACGGTCGCTGGACGGAGCCGAGAGGTTCTCGAGGCGCGTGCGAACAGGGATGAACTGCTGCGGAGTGGCCAGCGCGTAGTCGGTCGCCGTGGAGCCCGGTGCGTTGACCCAGCTCGGGAACTTGAGGAGCTGCGTGTGCAGGTTGGAGTCGATTGCCTGCGCGATGGCGGAGGCGGCCGACTTCATGTCCTGGTTCTGCATCAGGTCGTTGTACGACTGGATCCACTCCAGGTCGCCGACCGAGATGTGAACGCCCTTGTACTTGTCGATCGCGATGTTGGCCGATCCAGTCACGCTGTCCTGGAGTTGGAGCGTGGCGCCGTCCGTGACGGTGAAGCGCGACGGGCGCTTTTCGTACACTTTCAGGCGGTTGTGGTCGTTGACCTTGTCCTGGAACTTGTTCGAGACAAGTTTACCCATGACCAGATGGTTCTCGACCAACAGGAGCATGGAGTTGACATAGATGGTGTCGTCAAGAAACTGGTTAGCCACTTTGCTCTTTCCTTATGCGGGCCTTGAAGGCCTCAAAATCTGTGGGAACTGACGAAAACGAGCCGTTTGCGCCCCTTGCTTGGTTCTTGGGAGGCG